TAGACGGTTATTGTTTTCAATTGATGAGTTGTCAAAGAATGTTGACCACGAAGTTGGAATCCAAGAAAAAGTTTGTATAGCAACGCTATTTCCATTAAATGTTGAGTTAAGCACAGAATGCTTGTTAATTCCTCGTGCGCTAATAGCAGTTCCATTATTATTAAATGTTGAATTACTTACAAGCACGGTGCGTTCTACGCCTATAGCAGTTCCGTTATTTTCAAAAGTTGAACCTGTTACATATATTCTGTTGTTGTAGCCAGAGTCATCCGTAGAAAACATATTTGGAGTTGATCCCCAGTCAGAAGCAATGGCGGTGCCGTTATTTCTAAAGACTGTGTTATTTATGTATGTTACGGTTGTTCCACCATTTTTGCTGAAAAATGCTCGTCCAGCATCGTGAAAATAAGAACTGTTGATTGTAAGAGTTCCTCTTTCATTTTCTACATATGTAGAACTAAACTCTAAATCATTAATAGTCAAGTTTGAATTAGTAGGTACATAAATTCTGTAATTACCAGATAAAGATATTTTATCTTGTCCATTAATTACTAGCTCTCCCACAATACTTGGAAGATTAGATGTAAGAAATATAGTTCCTTCTACAGCAAAATTTATTTGGTCATAAGTTCCATTAGATATAGAATTTGCTTGAGTTATAGCCCATCTAAACGTTCCTTCTGAACCGTCATCTGCAAGACTATTTACCACCAATGTTGTTGGTTGAGGGGGGCATTGCTCATTCCAGTTAACTTCAGATCCGTCCCAGCACTCTATTGGTGGTGGCATTTGAGGACAAGTTTGATTCCAAGAAATAACAGAACCATCCCAACAAGTAATTGGCGGTGGTGTTGGAGTACATTCTGATTGGTAGTGAACTACAGAACCGTCCCAACAAATTACTTGAGGCTCTATGGGACAGGTTTGATTTCCAGGAATTACCGAACCATCCCAGCAAGTTATTGGTGGTGGTTGGGGTGGGCAGGTTTGACTCCAAGCAACCCAAGTTCCGTCCCAGCACTGTGTATCAGGTGGAATTGGAGGGCAAGTTTCGTTGTACGCAACTGTTGATCCGTCCCAGCATTGACCGGGTGGTGGTTCTGCAGGACAGGTTCCAGACATTGGAATGATTGTTCCATCCCAACAAGTCTGCATTTCGACTGGACGACCACCGTTAATGGTGAACGCCTCTGAGATTTGGACCACCTCTTCATTTGATTGGAAACGGATACCTCGTCGTAAATCTGCTGGAAGCCAGCCTGTTGTCTCAACGATGCCAGACCAAGTAGGTAGGCGAGAAGTGTCAACAGTCAGTTTAATTGTTGTAAAGTCACCGGAGCTTTGAGGAAATGGTCTTACTTTCCATTCCACACAGAAGCCTGTGTTTGTAACGCCATAACTTAAATGTCCACCACTCCAAGTAACCCAGTCCCAACCCGCAAGGGAGATTGATGGGGTGTATGGGTAAGAACTAAATGTGGCATCAGGTGTACCGAAAGTGAGAGTTCCATTAGTGGTTACATACGTTGTGTTGTATGTGGTGTCACCGAGAGGAAGATTGTATGGGAGCGCCATTTGGTGAGCAACGTCATCTTCTTCTCCCCAAGAATATTGGTTACAAGGCTGCTCTGCAATAACAGCGCTTGCTGGAGAGGATGGCATTACTAAGGCAAAAACGGCAACATAAAAAAATGCAGCAAGGACTCTTAGAGTCTTAAACAAGTTAACCCCTCCAGCAAGGGCAGTATTAATTAAATTCGTGTGTCAGCGAACTTCCTTTTATATTTTACAAGGTTTTTATATACGCTAAATAAGAATTACGTACTGTAGCTGGATACCACTTCTCTCCACCGTGTGCAGTTGATACGTTTTCTGCATTAAGTGCATTAGCAATTAACTGATACGAAAGTCCTAAATTTCTTTCTCTATAAATACGTTCTCTAATTTCTTGTTCAATATCTGGAGTTGGTCCTAGATCTACACCCCAAACTTTTCCGTTTGAGCGACGATCTCTATGAACATCTTTTTGACGTTCAGAAATCATTCCTCTTTCCATTTCCGCCATTGCTGCCATAATTGTGACCACAAACCGTCCTTGATGAGTAGCAGTATCCAACCCAAGGTCAAGCAAAGCCAAGCGCCAACCGTACTTGTGAGAACGGTCCACAATACTGAGGAAGTCTTTGGTTGAGCGAGCCAATCTATCAAGACGGGTAACATATAAAGCACTAGCCTTTCCAGTATCTAGGTCATCAAGAGCATTACGAAGCACGGGGCGACCCTGAATACTTTTACCTGAGCGACCCTCTTCTCTTAAAACCATTGGCTCATAGTCCGCTGCAAGGGCTGCGTATTCCATTTGCTTTACCTGAGCGTCAAGACTCATTCCGTCCTGTGCTTGCATCTGGGTAGATACACGGGCATAGAGATATGCAATTCCGTTAGACATATACAGTTCTTTCAATACCTGCGGAAGAAATTAGTTTTGAGCATCCGGGACAAGGTTGACCAGTTATGTAAAGAGTTGCTCCTAAAAGGTCGCTCCAGGAAGCCCGTAGAAGCGCGTTTGCTTCTGCATGGGTACTCCAACATAGGTCATATTGACCTTTTGAGTGTTCTGAAGTTGCATCTAAAGCTCGTGGGCATTGTCCAGTTGAACCGCAAGAACGTTCGTCACCTGCTGGTGTTCCGTTGTATCCAGTAGAAACAATCTTGTGATCTTTAACAACTACCGCTCCGTGTTGCGCACGAACGCAGTCACCTCGCGCAGAAACTGCTTTAGCGATATTTAAGTAGTAATCATCCCAACTTGGTCTATTCATAGCGGTCTCATAACAACTAATGCGCTTGGAAATGGAGCAGCGTTTTTAGCCTGACCAAACTTTAGCCGTCCTCGTATAAAACGTACTTCGTGATGAATTACACTCTCATGCCACCAAGCCGTATCTGTACGAGAAGGAACAAGACAGACAACAGTAGCGCCACGCTTAGACTCTAAATCAGCCTTAGCCATCCACTCTTTAATAGTTTTTCCATATGGAGGATTAAGCCACACAGCCCCGTTCCCGGCTTCTTTTGACCAATCATGCTCAAAAGCATCTTGTCTATCTGGGTTGTCGTGGTCAGGACCAAACCATTTGTCGCAGAGGGCAGAACTTTTAAGAGCAGCAGCGTCAAGCGTGAAATTAAACTCCAATGCGCACTTATCAAAAAATGCACGTGGTGTTGACCACGTATCGTCCAAAGATGACATAGCAGTAGAGCTAGAGTAAAAACCAGTACTTGGTTCGTAGGTCATTTACTCTCCGCTGCTTTAATCCTTGCTTCGGCAATTTTGATGTACTCAGGGTTTTGCTCAACGCCAATAAAGTTAAATCCCTCAAGAGTCGCTGCTTTTCCTGTTGAGCCTGAGCCAGTGAATGGATCAAGAACAGTTCCGTTAGGTGGAGTAACCATACGAACTAGGTAACGCATTAAATCTGTCGGCTTTACAGTTGGGTGGTGGTTTGCTTGTTTAGCAACTCCTTTTTCAACAAAAGTTCCCATACCGGTTTCGGTTCTGTCGTCTGGACGCTTTTCCTCAAACCCATCTAAACCTTCATTACGATCACGCTTGGAAGTCTTGGCGCAATAGAAGTAACGGGCAGCCGAACCGCTATCACCAAAACCAGGGTCACCTGCTTCGTATTGACCAGCAGGGACAATGTTCACTCCGCTAGTGTCTTTCTTTCCAATACGACCACCAGTTGATTTACCAGTGTCAGGGAATAGTTCAACAACTTCGTCTGAACCGTCGTGGATGAAGTTTGCAGGGTATCTTCCTGAGACAGTAACTTCAATCTCTTTTGGAACCCAGTTGTCATCTCGGAAAGTCCCAACCTCTGGTTGGTTTGCACTCATTCCACCGTAAGTTCTTACTTCGTCACCAATGCGTGATCCGTCAATATTAATAGCACCAGTGCCGTGAGCAAGAACGTTCTTGGCAACAGTCTTTTCAGACAGAGGCTTACGAGCCATAACAATAGGTTCGTGTGCTGGTTTTAAGGCTGTTCCCCAACCTTTCCACTTCTTTGCTTCCTCAGTGGATTCGCCTGTTTGGACTAGTTGGTTAAGAGTAGTGTTATAGCCGTCGTCAGTTGAGTTCATGAAGCCAACGCCACTTGCTGGCTTAGCCTCAAACTCAACCCCAGCCATTTTGTCTAAGGCTTTGGCAACATCTAAAGACTTAGGGAACCCTGACCCATATACCCACATAATCTGGTCACGGATCTCAAAACCTGCATCCTCAATGGCGCAAGCCATACGGTGATAAGTCCGGGAGCCGCCAAAAGATAATAAATGACCGCCAGGCTTTAGAACGCGAAAAACTTCTTTCCACATATCTACGTTATAGGCAATACCGCTTGAGTCCCAAGACTTGCCCATAAAGCCAAGTTCATAGGGTGGGTCGGTGACGACAGAGTCTACAGAGTTGTCAGGCAGACTTTTTAACTCTTCCTCGCAATTTCCAAGAATAACTTTGTGTGTCATTACTCTACGGACTTTAACCCTGTTACAGGACAAGTCTCTTCTGACTCTTTATTCTTGTTCTTTTTGAAAATAGCATTACGAAAAGCTCGTAAGATTTCAAACAAGAAAACTACGCCAATGAGGGCAACTAGGAGAACTAGTCCCCAGCCGAGAACCCATAGGAAAAGTTCTGCCAGTAAATAAAAAGGTTGTTTCCAGTCAAGTTCCACTATTTAAAGCCCTTTCTAGAGGTATAAAACGTATAGACTTAAACTTAAGTGTATACGATAATTATGTCTTTTAGAGGGCAAAACGCCGATATCTAGCCTGTGGATAACTTTTATTTTACGGATACTTGTATATACCTTTTTAGATCTTTCTCTTCATATGCTTTATCAAGATCCATAATAAATTCATCTATTGCAAGTTTCTCTAACTCTTTATCAGTAAAAACTCCTTCGACTCCGTCGCACAAGTAGTTTTCTGAAAAACCTGTTTCAATAGTTACAGTTACTCTTTTTCCCATTTTTCTATCCTTTCGTTGTTAGGCTCACTTTACAGGTTATGTTGCGCCTGTCAAGCCTTGAAAGGTGTGTTTTGGCTTATTTTCCAGATGCAAGCCGGCGCTGGCGTAGGAGCGCGAAATCCTTAACTTTGGTGTCGCCCATGTAGCCCCAAGCGTAGCCATCAGCAATTAGAGCCTCATTGACGGACTTCTCTGCCCCGTCTAGGAATAGCCAGCCAAGGATACGTCCGTACTTCTCTGAGGAGTCTGGCTTCTCTGTCCGGATAACAACTGTGTTGGCGCTGGAGATAAGTTGCTTGAGGCGATCTTTGACCTCTAAGCCAAGCACCTTCTCCTCTTTGTCGGTGGTGCGGGATTCTGGGGTATCAATACCAGCTAGGCGCACTCTCTGGGTGTAGGAGATATCAAACCCCAAATCAATGTCAACATCGATGGTGTCGCCGTCTACAACTTTTAGGACTTTCTTTACGCGGTATTCATACATAGTTCTATTATTTCATAGAAGTCAAAAACCGATTTTTCAGGCCTCAGTGGTTTATATCGTTAGAGAACGAAATCCACTCTTTTAGTCTTTCTTCGTGGGAGTAGGTTTTGTTGGTTATGGCTGCTTGAGTTAGGTAGTCAAAAGTTCCAGACCTGAGTGTGTCTATGGCTTTTTCAATTTCTTTTGCAAGAGCCTGTGCTTCTTGTTCTGAGTTTACGTTGAATGGATAAATCTTTGTCAGTCCTATGCCAGTTTCGGGTAAGGCTCCGTAACTGTTAGTTATGCAATAGAGACCAGCACTCATGGCTTCCATTAAAGAAATACAAGAAACCTCTTCAAAAGTTGATGGATAAGCAAAGATATGCGCTTCTTTTAGAAAGTCTCTCACTTCCTGGTTTGAAGTTCTGCCTCGTAAAACAACTCTGCTGTCTTTGCTACACAGTTCTTTTATGGAGTTTTCTAACTCTAGGTCTAGTCCCCAAGCTTTGTTGATGTCTAGATTTCCAAAAACGTGGAGTTCAATGTCTTGGTGGTGTTTTAAAAGACTTAATGCCATCACTAACCGGTCTAGTCCTCTGTATGGCTCGCATTGAAAAACCATTTTAATCTTGTTTGAATAATCTTTAGAAGTTATTTCTATAGGCTCTATGGAGTTCTTTATTACATAACAACTACTAGTCTCCATTTGAGGATGACTTTCAAAAAATCTTTGGTATTGATAGTAAGAAATAAAAATAGAGTAGTTTATAAATTCAGGGACCTCAAGGAATTCAAAGTCCCCCTGAGAGTGACTTAAATGTATGTAGGAAATGTTTTTCTCTTTTTGATCTACATTCCATTTGCCGGGAGATAAAAGCCAATTCCAGTTCTTTAGTTCTGGAGCTTGTGGAAATACCCTATCTTTTAGGTTTAACAACATTAACTCTGTTCCACCAATATAGGAGTTATTTATTTCAGGAAAAATCATAATGATCTTTTATATAACTTTCAAAAGTAAGAATCTGTTTTTTACCGTGACCAACAATTACTTTTAGTGTCCCATATACTTTGTGTCCCTTTTTCTTTAGGATACTAAAAAAGTAATGATCTTCTCCAGAAAAAGATCCGTCTACTAAAGCTTCTGCGCACCAAAAAGGTTCTCCATCTAATCCAACCTCTTTTGTATCCTCTAAAACACTTCTATGTATTAAAAGTGCTCCTAGCCCAGCCCAATCAATTTCAATAATTTCTTTATCTTGATTTTCTACTACGTCAACAAAAACACTTTCTTTTTTGCCATTTCGTTGTTCATACTTATATATTGATGGCTGTACGTGGGGGCATCCTTTACTACAGTTAAGATTTATAAAATATGTACCACTAAGAACTTTTACTTCGTTTTTTGTGGCAATGTCGTATAGTTCGTATATTTTATCTGCTGTCCATAAAGTATCAGCGTCAACCATTAAAAGCCAAGGTGATGTTGAAATATCTAAAAAATCTCTAAAAAGTATGTTTCTACCAAGAGCCACAGCAGCACCTGAAGATGTTGAAAAAACCATATCAATTAAGTTTCTTTTTTTAGAATCTTCTTTTACGGAATTTATTAGCGAGGCACAAAAATCACCTTGGACTGTTCCGTGATCTGACCAGACAACAGTAATCATAACTTTATACCTGACTATTTGCTAAGTAATCGTTTATTGTTATGCGAGTTTTTTTAATGTGGTCTACAAATACTCTTGGGGTCGCATAGATTTTATGCCCAGCTTCTTTTACTTTATTAAAAAAGAAATAATCTTCTTCTACAAAGAATCCGTCTACAATTCCTTCTGCAAACCAATATGGCCGGCCGTCAGCACCAACGGTTTTAGTCTGTTCTACTAGGTCGCGGTGAATAATCATTGCACCAAGACCAGCCCACTGGACTTCAATAATGTCGTTATCAAGCATCTTTTTTAGGTCTACTAAAGAAGCATCGCCAATCTCGTCTCCTGGATTAAATAATGCAGGAATTACTCCCTTTTCAGGATGATTAAAAAAGTAGATTGCATTAAGTAACTTTAAGTTGTTTGATACTGCAATGTCATAAAGATTGTAGATATCTCTGACTCCCCAAACCGTGTCAGCATCAACCATTAAAAGCCACTCGGAGTCTGTAGTTAAAAAATGCTCAAAGACTGTGTTTCTACCTTTAGAGACAACTGCAGCTGGAAATGCAAAAAGATCGCTAATTAAACTTCTATTGTGAGCATCTGCTTTTACTGCGTACATTAAGGAATAGCAAAACTCTCCCTGCACCGTACCGTGATCCGACCAACCAACTGCAATCATATTCAAATACCAATTTTCTCGGCCTCAGAGGATTTTTGTAAGAACCTTAAATAGTCTACCAAGTAGGGAAAAGGTTTTACTAGTTCTCTAGGACAGAGGTAAAAGGTGTCGGTGAGGTTCCGGGCAGGGTCATATTTAGTTTCTTGAGTCCAGTATTCATAGGTGTAGTTAGGTATCACTAATAGGTCATTTGTGTGCTGAGAAACAATGACGTATGCCAAAGGCTTTTCAAGTTTTTGTTCGTAACCGCTTACTGTGTCAACCATTAGAGTTCCGTAAGGAAAGCTTTGAGGATCTGAAGTGAACTTCAAGGCTCTGGATTTAACTTCTAGATGACCATTGATTTTGGTGAATACAACATCTTTTTCGTTGACAGTCATTTCTTTCACTTCTTGCCAGTCTTTAGCAAACGCAAGTTCTGGGCAATAACAATCCAACTCTAGGTTATTGAGTACAGAAGCAACCTTTTCGTTATATCCGTGACCGAGTTCCATAAACTCTTTATAGGGAAACTCTGACTGATTAAACATCAGCGCTTTGAGATTGTATTTGTTTATCGTGACAAGACATACAAAGATTGCCAAAAATCATACAATAGCCAATTTGAAACACGGACTCAACAAAAACGTCATCTACTCTAAAACAAAAATCGC